AGAGTACGTCAAGGATCTCTCGACAACCCAAGCCGCTATCCGGGCCGGCTACTCCCGCAAAAGCGCGGACGTTCAAGGTTCAATCGCCCTTAGCGACTCAAAAGTTCAGGCGCGAATCGCCGAATTGCAGGCCAAAAGATTGGCCCGAGTCGAGATCGATGCGGACTTTGTTTTGCGGCGCTTATGGGAGGAAGTTAATGCAGATTCTGCGGATCTTTATGACGAAACTGGTAACCTTAAACCGGTCCGGGATTGGCCCGTGGTTTGGCGCCGTGGATTGGTCAGCACCATTCGCACGACACGCCTATACGGCCGCGGCGCCGACCGTGGCGAAGAGATAGGCGTCCAGACCGACATTGTGCTTGTCGATCGCGCGCGGCGGCTCGAGCTCCTTGGTCGGCATATCAAGGTTGGCGCCTTCTCGGACAAGGTGACAGTCGGGCTCGACACGCCGCTGCAGGAGCTCTTCCGGCAGATAGCCGGCAACGTCATTCGTCCGGCAAGCGAGCGCCAGGCTATCGACCATCGCCCCATAGATCCGGGCGAAACGGTCGACATCGACCCCGACATGCAACCAGAGGATGGTGAAGAGCCCTCGTCCTAGGCCTATGCATGAACGCATAGGTTGCAATTAGGGCGGCGAGCTCGGCCAACCAAGGCGAGGCAAGGCCGCGGCCGGCGCGCGCGCTCGCTACGCTCGCGCGCAAGCGGAGCTCGCTATCGCTCGCGAAGAGTCGGACCCCTGGGGGCTCCCCCTCACTTCGTTCGGTGGGCCCCGATCAAGATTCCAATGTTCATCGAGTCAGAAACTCCTGATTTTTGAGCCGATTTTCCCGATAGGAGAATAGTCCTATCTGAAATGGGACCCCTATCCGATGGGACTCCCATCTTTGAGACACCCGTAACCAGTGCTAAAGGAACCGATCTGACAACAACGGGAGTGGTAGCATGACAAGCCTCGGCGAATACCGCGTCGGCATTGATTTCAATCCGTCCAAATCGCCCGTCGTCGACAAACTCAAGACCGCCGCCGCGGAATTGATCGATCTGATCGACGAGATCGAGGACAAGGCCGACGGCGAGGTCAAGCGCCTGAAGGCACTGGCGCAGACCCATGCAGAGGACGCCGCGATGTGGGCTGTAAAAGCAGCGACAAAGAAATCGAGAGACTAAATGCAGCAAACGTATAACGGGCTGACGTATTACCTTAACGTAGGGCGGCGCGGCAGACCGTCATCCTACGTTAGACTTCCCGAGAGCAAGGGCGGTAGACGGGTACTACACCACGACGTCTGGTACGACGCTCATGGGAACATCCCACATGGCTGGGAAATCCACCACAAGGATGGGAATATCCACAACAACGTGGTGGAGAACCTGCAGCCGATGCCCAAGAGTGAGCACCATCGCCTGCACATGGCCCGCATCCAGCCGATCGTCGAGTTCACCTGCGTGATCTGCGGCAAGGTCAGCCGCGGCCACGCGCTGATCGACAAGACGCGAGTGCGGAAGTATTGCTCGCAGCCTTGCCGTAACCAGCATCCGCGCGGGAGTGGTTGATGCCGCTCGACGTCGACGCCGCGCACGTCGCGGTCATCCGCGCCCACGTCGCCAACTGCCGCCACGCCGGCAAGGTCGAAGTCACCTTGCCCCGCGCCAGCCTCGAGGTGCTGCTCAAGCTGTTCGACGCACACGAACTGCTGAAAGACCACCGCGGCATCGACGACTGGCCGGACGGCGGCGGTCCCGACCAGACCAGACGCCAGGCCAGCGAGCACAGCGAACTCGGCAAGCTGCAGGCTGCAACGACAAGTCCGGTCGACGGCCGCCGATGACCGAGAACCAGGCCAAGGAGCAGCTCACCCGCGCCGGCTACGGCGTCACCACCTCGACCAGCTGGAACGGCGAGGAGCTGCTGCTGACCTGGCCCGGCCGCGGCCCCATTGGCGTCTTGTTCTGCCGCCACGGCGAGGTCGACGAGCGCGAGGTCGCGATGTTCATCGAGCACGCGGAGCGGCAGCTGTGAACGCCGAGCCGCGTCCGTCTTACTGGCTCAAACCGTTTGACAAGCTGACGCCGGGCGAACAGCAGAAAGCCATTTCCGACGTCGAGTGGCGGCTGTCCAACCTCTACAAGATCACCAATAAATCCGGCGCCATCGTCACCTTCCGGCCGTGGCCGGAGCAGCGCCGCTTCATGCGCGCCTTGCACTACCGCAACCTCATTCCCAAGGCGCGGCAGCGCGGCTTCTCCACCGTCATCCAGCTCTTGATGTTCGACGCCTGCCTGTTCCAGGAAAATACCTCCGCGGCAATCATCGCCCAGGACGAGGACACGGCACGGGTGATCTTCGAGCAGAAGGTGCGCTTCGCCTGGGACCATTTGCCCAACGTCGTCAAGGAGATGGTCGGCCTGAAGTACCTGACCAAGACCGAGCTCGCCTTCAACACCGGCTCGACCCTGGTTGTCGCCACCTCGACGCGTGGTTCAACCCTGCAATATCTGCACGTCTCAGAATACGGCAAGATCTGCCAGCGCTACCCGGACCGGGCGACGGAAATCCAGACCGGCTCGCTGCCTTCCGTCGACCAGTACGGCGTCACCTGCATCGAATCGACCATGGAGACGCCCTACGGCATCTTCGCCGACATGGTCCGCAACGCGCGTCAGCTCGAGGAGGCCGGCCATACGCCGGGCCCGCTCGAGTGGAAGCTGCATTTCGCCTCGTGGTGGGACGCCCCGGAATATGAGGCCGATCCGTCCTCGGTGATGATCAGCCAGAACGACCTCGCCTATTTCTACCGGCTCGAGGGCGAGATCCGCCGCGACATCTCCGAGCGCAAGCGCGCCTGGTACGTGCTGACCCGTCGCAATTTGTTCGGCGACGACCAGCTCAAGATGTTTTCCCAGTATCCGTCGACGCTGGAAGAGGCCTTCACGGTATCAACGGACGGCCTGTGGCTGTCGCAGCAGCTGGCCAAGGCGCGCGTCGAGCGCCGCATCACCCGCGTGCCCTACGACCCCGGCCGCCCGGTCAACACCTTCTGGGACCTCGGTCTCAACGATGATACCGCCATCTGGCTGCACCAGGATTTCGGCCCCGCCCAGCACTTCATCGACTACATCGAGGGCACCTCGGAGCCGCCGTCCTACTACGTCCGCCAGCTCAACGAGCGCGGCTATGTCTACGGCTGGCATTACCTGCCGCACGACGCCAACCACCGCCGCCCCGGCGCCGAGCATTTGAAGACCTACGTCGACCTTTTACGCGACCTCGGCATGCGCAACCTCGAAACGGTGCAGCGCACGCCGCACGTGCCGGATGCCGTCGACCAGCTCAGGGAAGCCTTCGGAACCTATTACATCGACGCCGAGAACTGCGAGCAGGGCCTGCGCCATCTCGAAGGGTTTTCCAAGACCTGGAACGACAAGATGGGCATCTGGATGCCGGTCATCGCCAAGAACGGCCACCAGCACGCTGCCGACGCGCTGCGCCAGCACGCCCAGATCCGCCATCTCAGGTTCGGCACGGGTGCCAGCCGCTGGACGCCGCGCAAGAACAAGTCGGGGTTAGCGGCATGACATCGAGACAGTGGCCCGAGCGGGTTGCCAAGCTGTACTGGCGCAACGCCCGCATGCAGGAGAAAGACAGGCAGGCGAAGCAGCACGCCGCCGCCAGCCTGGTCGAGCGCCAGGCGCTTGGCCTGCCGAGCTGTGGCAGAAAGCCCACCGCGCGGTTCCCCAGCCTGCCGGCCAACAATCGCGGCGGCGGCTTCCAGCCCAGCCGCGCCGAGCTGAAATCGCGCATCACCCTGCCGAAGCTGGGGGAGCGGCCATGAACGCCGCAAAAATCGCGCTCGACGCGGCCAGGCAGGTCGAGGACCTGTTCGCCCAGCACCATAACAGCGTCAACCAGCGGCTCTCCCACGTCCAGATGGTGATCAACCGCGCCATCGTTCAGGCGCTGCAAGAGTGCGGCTACCCGAAAACCTCCGCACTTCAGGCCGATCAGGCCGATAATTGTTGCGGAGATTTTCGGCCTCGCGAAATCAATGACTTAGAGGATTTCAGCGGCGTAAACCTCCGCACCCGCCGCGGAGGTTTTCGGCTATGACCGGTGACGAGCTCAGGTTCGAGATGGTGACGCTGTTCCGCCAGCATCGTGACGACGCGCTGCGAAGGCTGGTTGCCGGCGTACTGCGCCGGGCGGCCGCCGGCCTTGAATCGGATGACGTCTGCTCGTGTGTAGCCGATCACTTCGATCCTGCGACCACCACCGCTTTCAAGATCGTGCCCAAGATCGTCGACGGCTGCGCTGAGTTCCACGTGGTCGGCCGGCGATGAGCGACTGCAATGGATGAGAACACCGTCACGGCGCTGCGCGAATGGGCCGCCGAGTTCAACGCGGAGGCGCTGCTGGCGGACGGCTACGAGGACGCCTTCATCGGCATGGCCGAACGCTGCAGCCAACCATCGCTTGCCGTCTACGACACCGACAAGTGCATCGAAATCCTCATGCAGCGCGACGGCATGACCTACGCGGAGGCGGTCGAGTTTTTCGACTTCAACACGCTCGGCGCCTGGGCCGGCGAGATGACGCCGTTGTTCCTGTCGCGCCCGCCCGAGGAGTTTACAGACACGGACAAATAGCCGAAATAGACTTGACAGGCGCGCCGCCCTTGCCCGGTACGACAGGACCAGGCGCTTGGAAGACCACGTTCTCGACCTGTCGAAACGGTTGTGGGAAACCAGCCGCTTCGGCCTCACGGCTATTGGTACATGGGCACGCATCGACGATCGCTGGCGACCGTGCATGGCGATCGTGCTCAATCGCGGGCCTTTGCGCCCCGCCATCATCTCGGTCGATGACGCCTGGAAGTGGTCGGACGTCATCGGCGCGCCCGAGCCGCACGCCATCCGTATGCTCGGCTTCCTCGGCGTCGAGGTCACCGAAGAGAACATCCGCAAGCTGATCACGCTGGTCAACAGCCGCATGCGCGAGCTGCTGTCGATACCGCCGCGGCCGCGTGACGCCGAAGAGCACGCCGAGCCGGTGGCCGAGCTGACCCTTAACGACGAGTTCAACGGGCGAACCGAGGTGGAGCTGTAATGGCTGACATGTTCGATCTCGGCGCCGACGACGGTTCGGTCCGCCGCGTCAAGGACAAGTCGACCTACGGCGACCCGATGCCGGCGCACCTGCCGCCGACCACCTCGATGAAGACGCCGGACCGCGGCTCGTCAAAGACCACCAACCTCGACAGCCCCGACATGCAGGACCTGCATCACCAGATGCTCGCCTGCTACGCGGATGAACTTGATAGACAGGGCGACAACCGCGCCGAGATGGCCGAGGACGAGGATTTCTACGACAACATCCAGTGGAATCCCGACGACGCCCAGCAGCTCCGCGATCGCGGGCAAGTTCCTCTCGTTTATAACGTCATCTCGACCTCGATCGACTGGATCTCAGGCTCCGAGAAACGCGCCCGCACCGACTTCAAGGTGCTGCCGCGCAAGAAGGAGCAGGCCAAGCAGGCCGAGAAGAAGACGGCGCTGCTCAAGTACCTCTCGGACGTCAACCGCGAACCATTCCACATCTCCCGGGCCTTCGAGGACGCCGTCAAGGTCGGCATCGGCTGGATCGAAGATGGTTTGGACGGCGACAGCGAGGACGAGCCGCTCTACAGCCGCTACGAGAGCTGGCGCAACGTGCTGCACGACACCGCGGCGACCGAGCTCGACGTCAATGACGGGCGCTACATCTTCCGCTCGAAGTGGGTCGACCTCGACGTCGCCATCGCCATGTTCCCCAAGCGTCAGGACGTGCTCCGCTCGTCGGCCGAGCGCGGCGACGACTTCATCCAGCGCGACCTCTACGGCGACGCGCCGATGGACAGCCAGGAGATGGCGCTCGAGCAGGCCTACGGCTCGACGTCGGGCAGCCGCGCCATCGAAGGCTTCCAGCGCCAGCGCGTCCGCATCATCGAGGGCTGGTACAAGCGGCCGGTGACCGCCGGCAAGATGAAGGGCGGCACCTTCGACGGCGAGATGTTCGACGCCTTCTCCGGCGGCCACAAGCTCGACCTCAAGAACGGCGACGCCCAGCTGGTCGAGAAGACCATCATGCGCGTCCACATCGGGCTGTTCACCGAGGCGGGCATGCTGTGGTGGTCGGAGAGCCCCTACCGGCACAACCGCTTTCCGCTGACCCCGATCTTCGCCTACCGCCGCGGCCGCGACGGCGCGCCTTACGGCGTCATCCGCCGGCTCAAGGACATCCAGGTCGACGTCAACAAGCGTGCGTCGAAGGCGCTGCACATCCTGTCGACCTCCAAGATCATCATGGACTACGACGCGCTGCCCGACGACATGAGCTTCGAGGAGTTCCAGGAAGAGGTCAGCCGGCCCGACGCGATTATCCGCAAGATGCCGGGCAAGGAGATCGACATCAATGCCGATCGCGATCTCGCCCAGTGGCACCTCGAGCTGATGAGCCGCGACATCAACATGATCCAGCAGGCCAGCGGCGTCACCGACGAGCTGCTCGGCCGCAAGACCAACGCGACCAGTGGCGTCGCCATCCAGCGCCGGCAGGACCAGGGCTCGCTGGCCACCGCCAAGCTGTTCGACAACCTCCTGTTCGCCTGCCAGGTGCACGGCGAGAAACTGCTCGCCAACGTCGAGCAGTTCATGGATCAGGAGAAGCAGTTCCGCATCACCAACCAGCGCGGCAAGTCGGACTACGTCACCGTCAACGACGGCCTGCCCGACAACGACATCACCCGCAACAAGGCCGACTTCGTCATCAGCGAGGCGGCGTGGCACGCCACCATCCGCCAGGCCGCCGCCGACGAGCTGATGGAAGCGATGAGCAGGCTGCCGCCGGAGGTCGCCATCCTCCTCCTCGACCTCGCCGTCGAGAACATGGACCTCCCCAACCGCGAGGAGATCGTCAAGCGCATCCGCTCGGTCACCGGCCAGTTCGATCCGAACAGCGAGACGCCGACGCCGGAGGAGCAGCAGCGCATGCAGCAGATGGCGCAGCAGCAGGCAATGCAGCAGGCGCTGCTGCGGGCGCAGCTGGAGAAGGCGATCGGCGACGCCAAGGCAGCGATGGCCAAGGCGGATCAAGCTACAGCCTTGGCGCAGGAGACCATGGCCAAGATCCCCGGCCACAACGTCGACGCGCAACAGAAGGCGCTGGACGCCGCGCAGGTGGCGATATCGGTGCCGGCCGCCGCGCAGGTCGCGGATTACATCTTGGCGGAGTCCGGCTTCGTCTCGCAGACCGACAAGGATGCGACGGCGCTGGCCCAGATGCAGGCGGCAGCCGCCGCCGCGCAACAGCAGCAGGCCGCTGCCCAACAGCAACCACCGCCCGGCATGCAGCCCGGCGGGCCGCAGCCCGGTGCGGATCAACAGCTCGGTATCGGCGCACCGCCGCCGGGCCCCTAGGAGGACACCATGCCACGCATGAAGATCAGCGACGACGATTTCGACCTGTTGACCGAGGAAGAACGCATCGGTCTCAAGGAGCACCTGGCCGAACTGGATGCAGAAACGGAGGCCGAGGACGCCGAGATCGCCGCCGCGGTGAAGGGCGACCCGGAAGCCGCCGCCAAGGAGCCGGTCGCCGTGGCCGCGCCCGAGCCGAAAGAGCAGCCCACCGAAGCCGAGCCCGAGCCAGAGTCCGAAGAGGAGGAGGAGGAAGAGCCCGGCGAGGAGGAGGAGGAGGCCGCGGAAGACGAGCCCGTCGAGGCCGCAGAGGACGACACAGAGGACGAGCCGGCCACCGCCGGCGAGCCGGAACGGGAGCCGGAGCCGGCAGCTGCGCAGCCGCAGGCGGTCAGGCCGGCGCTGCAGCTGACGCCGACCGAGGAGAAGCGGCTGGCCGCCATCCCCAAGCAGATGCGCGAGATCGCCCAGAAATTCGACGAGGGCGAGCTGACCGCGGTCGAGATGCGCGATCAGCAGGAAGTGCTGCAGGACGAGCTGGATGAGCTGAAGGAGAAGCGCGTGCTGGCCAAGGTCAGCCGCGACAACGTCGAGCGGACCTGGTTCGACGTCACCATCCCGCTGTTCCTGAGCAAGCACACCGAATACGTCACCGGCTCGGCCCGCCACAAGCTGCTCGACACGCTGGTGCGCGAGGCGCAGCTGGCGACCACCAACCCGACCGATCCGAAGATCCTGGCCGACGCCCACGCCAAGATCGTCGCCGAGCTCGGCGAGGCCAACGGCGCCAAGCCGGCCAGGAAGAACGGCAAGGGCAAGCCGCAGCGCGAGCTGCCGCCGAACTTCAAGGACATCCCCGCCTCCGACCAGACGGTGGTGACGCAGCCCAACAAGTTCGCCCGGCTCGATAAGCTGAAGGGCGCCGACTACGAGAAGGCGTTGGCCAAGCTGACGCCGGCCGACCGCGACGCCTATCTGCAGGGGGCGTAGAGGATGTTCAGTAAGACGTTGCACGTTGGCGAGGCAATCGAGATCGGCGATGTCGCCGCGGTCAGGGTCGAGGAAAAATCCGGGTGCCGGGTGAAGCTGTCGCTGTTCACCGACCTGCCGATCCGCATGCTGGCCGAGGGCATCATCCCGCCGCGCTACACCTACGGCCTGGTGGCACCGGCGCGGCGCGTGCTCGAGGCTGTCTACGCAAAATGAAACAGCATACGTAATTCGCCGCTAATTCGCCGAAACCGCATACGTAAATCGCCACTAAATCGCCGCCGCTTGCCGCGACGGCGCATTAGCGGTATTTCTCGCGCAAAGCGCAGGACGTGCTGACCTTCCAGGAGGCACGTTCATGGCAGGCCCGACGACAATTCCTTTCGGTGATCCGAAAGCCGTCAAGCGCTGGTCAGGCCAGCTTTTCCTAGACATCCTCACCAAGGGCTACTTCGACCGTAAATTCGTGTCGGAGAGCGACAACTCGGTCATTCAAAGGCTGACGGATCTCGAATCCGACGCCGGCGACACGATCAGCTTCGACCTCTCGGTCCAGCTGAGGAACAAGCCGACGACCGGTGACAACCGCCTCGAGGGTAAGGAAGAGAACCTGCGGTTCTTCACCGACCAGGTCTACATCGACCAGATGCGGCACGGCGTCTCCGCCGGCGGCAAGATGAGCCGCAAGCGCACCGTCCATAATATCCGGTCAATTGCCCGCGACCGCCTGTCCGACTACTGGTCGCAGTACATCGACCAGATGAATTTCGTCTACCTCTCCGGCTCGCGCGGCATCAACCAGGACTACATCGAGGACATCAGCTGGGCGGGTTTCGCCGGCAACCCGATCGACGCGCCGGATGCCGGTCACATCATCTACCCCACCGCCACCGGCACCGCTGCCACGCTGGTGGTCGGCGACGTGATGACCCGCGCCGTCGTCGAGCGTGCCGCCGTCAAGGCGACAATGATGCGGGCGCTCGACCCGACCACGGCCAACATGATCGCCATCAACATCGAGGGCGAGCAGCATTACGTGCTGATCATGTCGCCATTCCAGGAGTACGATCTGCGCGTCACCGATTCAGGCGGCTGGCTCGACATCCAGAAGGCCGCGGCGCAGGCCGAGGGCCGCAACAACCCGATCTTCAAGGGCGGCCTGGGCATGATCGACAACGTCGTCCTGCACAGCCACGAGAACGTTATCCGCTTCGACAATTACGGCGTCGGTTACCCGGCCGGCTCGGTCAAGGCGGCACGCGCGCTGTTCATGGGCCGTCAGGCCGGCGTCTGTGCCTACGGCTCGGCCGGCGGGCTGCGCTTCACCTGGACCGAGGAGATGTCGGACCACGGCAACGAGCCAAAGGTCGCCGCCGGTGTCATCATGGGCGTGAAGAAGTCGCGCTTCAACGGCAAGGACTTCGGTGTGCTGTCGATCGACACCGCGGCCAAGGACCCGAACGCGTAAGGAGAGATTTCTATGGCAATTGCTACGCCTGTCGCGGGTCCTGCCGTCAAGGGCAACCAGCCCGTCAGCTACCCCGGCTCGGCCGGCGACGTCATCTACAACCGTTTCACGATGTCGGTGCCGCTCAACACCGCGATCGGCAGCTGCCTCGAGATCGGTGTCATTCCGCCCAACTGCCGGGTCGTCGACATGGTTCTCGAGAACGACGCGCTCGGCGCCTCGGTCACTGCCAGCGTCGGCGTCATCAGCGACAGCCGTACGCCCCCCGCACCGCCGGGTTCGTACAGCGCTGCCGATCTTGCCGCCCGCACCACCGGTACCGAGTTTTTTGCCGCGGCTACCGCGCTTTCGGCGGCCGCTGCCACGCGCATGAGCGCGGCAACCGGCTTCAAGGTGGCGCCGGCCCCGTACGAACGCGGTATCGGCATCACTACCGCCGGCGCGACCACCACACCGGTGGGCAACATCACGCTCGGCGTATGGCTTGCAGCTGCTGCTTGAGTCTCGGCGCAGTTAACCGGGCAAGGAGACTCGAGTACATCCGGCGGCCCGCGTCGCCTCGTCCTCTTCAGGCTGCGCGGGCCGCCGGGATCGTTTGAAGAGGAGAACGACATGGCCAAGAAACCCGACGACTCCTTGAGCTGGGGTTCGTCCCTCAAGCGGCTGTTCGGGGGCGGCGACGAGCCGTCGACCATCGGCCAGGGGTACGAGTGGCTGCGGACCCACACCCTGACCGGCGATCCGGTCAAACCCGATCCGAACGTCCTGCGCGACCAGATGCGGGCTCTCGACAAGCCGGCCGCCGCCGCGCCGACCAAGCCGAACAAGCAGCCGCCGCGGGTCCGCAATCCGACCACCAAGACCACCAAGACGATCGTCAAGTCGCAGCCGCAGGCAGTCGTCACCAGGCAGGCGGCAACGTCCTTCGCCGGTCCCGAGAGCAACCGCTCGTCCGGCTACACCACCTCGGCCAGCTACGGCCGCAACCCCAAGATCGGCAAGTCGTCGGCGGTCTTCGGCAGGGGCAACCTCGCCGCGCACGGCGCCACGCACGACACCAAGGGGCTGAAGTTCTTCCGCGGCAAGGATTGACGCCATGGGCCTGAAGGTAGGACCACCGCGCTCCAAGGGCGGCCGCGCCTTCGACAAGGCGTTCGCTGCGGCGCGCAAGAACCCCAAGGCCAAGACCTTCACCTTCGGCGGCAAATCCTACAGCACTGCGCTGGCGCCGACCGGGCTGGCCGCCCTACAGAAGACCAAGCCGAAGGGCGCATCGACCCAGACCGCCGCCGCTGACGTACCGCGTCCAAAGCCACGGCCCGACACCACAGCAGCCAACGTGCCGCTGCCGAAACCGCGGCCTGACTACACGCCCGACGTGCCGCGGCCGGCGCCGTCGAAGACCGTCGAGATCCAGCGCATCGCCGAACAGCAGAAGGGCAAGCCGCTGCCGCCCGCCCCCAACCAGGCGCAGCTCGCCGGCAACGTCAGCTCCGCGGTCGCCGCCGCCCGCGACAACGACACGGCACGGCTCGCCGCGGCACGGGCGCGCGCCGCCGCCGCCAATCCGGCGCGTACCGCCGCCGATATCGCCGACACCCGTAAGCGCATGGAGCTGGCGACCGGCTCGCCGTCGCCGCGCGGTACGGCGGTGCGCACTGCTAGCGTCAAGTCACCTATGCCCGTTACCCGACCGACGCAGGTGGAGGTCGCCTCGAACACACAACCGCTAGCGACCGCGACGCGGGTGCAGCCGGTGACCGGCTATGCCAAGGTGGTCGGGCGTGAGGTGACGCCGCCCAGCTCGAAGATGGCGCGTACCGGACCGCGGCTCGGCTCGCCGGAGCCGATGGCAGCGGCGCCGCCGGTGCGTCAGCCGGCCAAGTTCTATGTCGGCAAGCGGATCGCGCCCGATGTCGTCAAGACCACGCGCGTGGCGGCGCAGAAGGGTGACCGTAAGGTCAACGCCAAGGCGAGCACGTTTTCGACGTCGAACGGACCGCACGACTACAGCCGTCTCAAGTTCTTCCACCCGGGTAAAGGCTGATGGCCGTCTATTCCGCCCCCCGCACCAGGCCTGCACGGGCTCCCCGGCCATACGCCAACAAGGAGCTAGAGCATCCGCAGACGCCGCCTCGAGAATTGGTCGATCCCGGCTGGCTGCCGCCCGGCAACACCCCGATGCGACGGCAGATGTCTGCAGAGGCGAATCGCCAGTTTGGCGGTCGCGCGTATATCCAGAAGATCCCGCCCGGCGGCGCGACGCGCAAGCGAGCGATGGACACCAGCATCCACGACACCAGCAGGCTGAAATTCTTCAAGGATTGAATGACGATGGCGCGCAAACCTCCGACCAGGATCGCCGGCAAGACTTTTCGCACCGACACCGGCGGCACTGTTAAGATGGCCAAGGCGACGACACCGTTGATGCCGCCGAAACGCAGCGCGCCAACCAATCGCAAGGGCAGAAAGGGCTGATCCCATGCTCGTTCAAAGCAAACTCGGACCGGTCGAGGTCATGGTGTTCGACCACACCTATTCGTTCGAGCTGGACGAACATGGTCGCTATGTCGTCGAAGTGTGGGACCCCAAGCATCTCAACGTGTTGCTTAGCGTCGTCCACTACCGGGTGGTCGACAAGGATCCGCAGCCGCTGGTGCTAACCTCGATCGAGCCAACGACCGCCGTGCTCGGCGACCCGGACCTGACGCTGCGTTGCCTCGGCACCGGCTTCGCCCGCGACGCGGTGATCGTCTTCGGCGAAAATCAGGAGCCGATCGTCTACGTCTCCAGCGAGGAGGTGACGACCGTCGTCAAGCCGTCGCTCGGCTGGGGCGCCGTCACGCTTCCGGTGCTGGTGATGAACGGCGATATGGCCAAGACCGATTCGCTCGATTTCACCTTCACCGATCCGGCGGGCGCTACGCAGGCCTCGGCGACCACTGATCGCCCCGATCCGATCCCGGTTACCGAGATCGGCGGCGTCGGCGCCACCACGGCCGCCAAGCTGGAGAGCGTCGGCATCACCGACTGCCGCCAGATCGCCGCGTGGACTGACGCGGAGGCGCAGGCTGTCGACGACAAGCTCGGTCTGAGCGGCCGCATCCTGCGCGACGACTGGATCGGCCAGGCCAAGGCCCTGATCGGATGAGTGGATGCCGACCGGAAGCGAGATCCTTTCCCGCGCTGCGATCCTGCTCAATGACGTGGATCACGTCCGCTGGCCGCTCGCGGAGATGTGCGACTGGCTGAACGAGGGCGTTCGCGCCACCTGTCTCGGCAAACCTTCGGCGTCTTCCACCACCCGGGTGCTCAACCTGCAGGTCGGCACGCTGCAAAACGTGCCGGTGAACGGTGCCCTGGCCAAGCCGCTGTCGCTGCTCGGCCTCAACCGCAACATCCTCGACGCCGCCGAGCCGCGTAAGGGCGGCCGCATGATCAAGCGCACCGATCGCGCCGTCCTCGATGCGACCGAGCCAGACTGGCACAACCGCGGCCGCGTGCAGTTCCGCAAGGAGGTGCGCAATTACTGCTACGACGAGCTGGTGCCGTTGCAATACTACGTCTACCCCGGCAATGACGGCACCGGCATGGTCGAGGCCGAGCTGGCGACGCTGCCGCCGCCGATCGTCATCGACCCCACCGACAGCCCCACCGCCATCGACAGCTACGCCATCGACGTCGGCCTGCCTGAGCCATACTCGGTGCCGCTGCTGGACTACGTTCTGTATCGCTGCCAGTTGAAGGACGACCTTGACGGCCAGGCAGGCCGCGCCGCCGTACACTATCAGCAGTTCGCCACGGCGATCGGTCTCAAGATCCAGGTCGAGAAGGCCCACTCCCCGAATGCGAGGCCGTGATGCGCGACATCGATGACTTCCTCCCAGATGTCCTGACCTTCGCTCCCAATTGCAACGAGCCGCTGGCGCTCAAGGCGATCCGCGAATCGGCGCGACGGCTATGCCAGAACGCCCGCCTGTGGCGGCAGCACGACGAGATCACGCTGGTGACGCCGGAATGCACCGGCATCTGCACCATCGCCGACGCGGCGATCGTCGACATCGAGCAGGCACAGATGCTCGACGCCGACGGCTACGGCCCGTTCAACCTCGAGCCGAAGACCATGGCGTGGATGAACGACAACCGGTCGGACTGGACCGACGACACTGAGAGCGGCCAGGCCAGCTATGTCTTCCAGCTCAACCCCAACAGCGTCAGCGTCTACCCCAGGCAGGCCGGCCTGCTGCGGCTGAAGCTGGTGCTGAAGCCGTCGCTCGAGGCGGTGACGCTGCCCGACTGGCTCTACGACCAGCACCGCACGGCGATCGGCCGCGGCGCCGCCGCGATCGTGCTGACGACGCCGTCGGACTGGGCCAACCCGCAGCTCGGCGGCGTAATGGACGACCGTTTCACCTCGCAGATCGCCACGGCGCGAACCGAAGCCACCAAGGGCCAGCAGGGTGCACGCCTGCGCACCAAGGGAGACTGGTTCTGATGCCTGCCTCGACCTATCTCGGCAACATGGTGCTCGAGGCCGCCTTGCGCGGCGGCGCCTTTACCGTCCCGGCGCGCGTCTACGTATCTCTGCATACGGCAGATCCCGGACCGACCGGCCTCAACGAGGTCACCACCGCCGCCTGGCCGAGCTATACCCGCAAGGATCCGGCGCAGGGTGCGGCGGTCGCCACCGGTTTCGACCCGGTCGCCACCAAGACCACCAAGAACAGCAAGCAGATGAATTACGGCGCCAATGACGGCACCGTCGATGTCACCGTCACCCACGCCGCGGTGTGGGACGCGCTGACCGCCGGCAACATGCTGGTCTACGGCCCGCTGGTGAGCACCAAGGTGTTCGCGCCGAGCGACGAGGCAACCATCAAGATCGGCAAGCTCACCGAAACGGTGGTCTGATGGCGATCAACAGCGTTATCAACGGTCGCCTGATCAATGCGCTGGCGATCAACGCCAGCGGCAGCGTCGTCGTAGCCATCGACATCGACATGACGATCGCGGTCAACCAGACACCGGGCGAGCTGACCCGCGTGCAGATGCTCGAACCCTACGGCATCACCACCTTCACCAGCACGCTCAGCGAGCTGACCAGGGCGCGGTTCGTGGCCACCGATGGGGATGTCGTTGTCGATCAGACGATGTTTTTGTCCCTTAT